TTTTCAAGAAGTTAAGAGGAAAAAGTAATGGTAACAAGAGTTAAAATACCTAGTGCAGTTCCTGGAGACGCCCCAAAACCTGTTAACGAAGCAGTCATTGATGGCCAAGGCAAGATTCCTTATAAAGGAGAGCGGGAGAGTTTTGCAGAGGCACCAATGGATGTCCCGGATGGTGTTGCTCGTGGCATGGGTGCGGCAAAACGTGGTGGAAACTACAAAGGGATCAAGTAGCTCGTGCTATTTGAAGCCATTGCAGTAGTTCAAACAGCGAATACCGCCATTGGCGCGGTTAAAGAGCTATTAAAAAATGGCAAAGACATCACAGATTGTGCTGAACAGCTTGGAAAGTATTTTGACGCAAAAGCAGAAATACAGAAAAAATCAGGTAGTTCACAGTCAACAGGCTCTGACCTTGAGAATTTTCTCCACCTCGAAAAATTACGTCAGCGTGAAGAAGAACTGAAGACCATGCTAATTTACCAGGGCAGGGCAAATCTATATCAAGACTTTCTAAAGTACGCGGCAGAGGCGAAGCGCAACCGTGATGAAGCTTTGGAGGCGCAAAAGAAAGCAAAAATCGCGAAACGTAAGAGAAACATGGCTTTGCTACGGTCTATGGTCGTTGTATTTATATGTTTGTTGGGATTGGCTGCGGTCGGTGGTTTTATATATTGGCTCGCTAATATGAGGCCAGTATGACGCAGAAGAAGTTACAAAAAGAATCGATTTACGCTGAGTACGATAAAGACGGTGATGGTGTTATCAGTGACGAGGAGATGTCTAGGATTACGTCCATCAAAGAAACCGAGACAGCCTTACGCAAAAACTTGGCTCAGTTACGCATGGCAAGGTACACCTTGGTTGCTATGGGAGTTTTTACTGGTGCTATGTTTTTTGTGCCAATAGAGCGAGTGCAAGCCCTGTCAGATATTAGCAATCTTTTTTACATATCAGGCGCGGGTATCGTTGGCGCATACATGGGGACAACGGCTTGGCTAAATAAAAAATGATCTATGTGTTCGCGTTAATCGTGATGACTGCTGATGGCACTGTGATACCTGATAAAAAAGCATATTTCTATTCGATTAATCGGTGTAACTACTTTGCAGATCGGGTGAGCCGAACACGGTACAACTATTGGACTAAACGTAAGGTGCAAGCATATTGTATCCCAGAGTGGGTTAATCCGAAAAACACTAAGATACTGAGGTGATTATGATTCTAGGTGCGTTAGGAAAAATATTAGGCAGCGAAACAGTCATCAAGAAAGGCATGGACTTGATTGATGACATGCATACCTCTGACGAAGAACAGATTAAAGCCGCTACCGCGCAAAAGGTTGCGATCATGCAAAGTTACGCTCCTTTTAAAGTGGCCCAGAGGTACCTTGCCCTGATGTTTGGCCTCACTTATGTATCTTGTTTCATTATCGTGTTAGCTATGACTCTGACAGGCAAAGGGGATCCCTCCGCTGTTTCTCAGGTAATGGAGCAGTTTCAAATAAACTACGCTATGTTATTGATTTTAGGGTTTTATTTTGGGGGAGGCGCGATAGAGTCCTTTACTTCTAGGAAAAAGAAAAATGATTGATTTTGAACAACTGCGAATTGAACTCGAAAGCGATGAGGGTTGCGAGTACAAGGTGTATCTAGACCATCTTGGTTATCCAACTTTCGGTATTGGGCACTTGATTAAAGAAACCGATGAGGAATATGGTTGTGAAGTTGATACGCCTGTTAGTCCAGAGCGTGTTCAAGAAGCGTTTGAGGACGATGTGCAAAGTACTTACAACGATTGTGTCCGGTTGTACCCAGATTTTGATATGTTGCCAACAGAAGTTCAGTTAATTATAGGAAACATGATGTTTAACATGGGGTTAACTCGGTTATCTCAATTTAAGTTGATGAAAAAAGCTGTTGATGACCGTGATTGGAAAGAGGCCGCTACTCAAATGACAGATTCTAAGTGGTATACCCAAGTCCCAAACCGAGCGGCTCGACTTGTTGCTCGCATGAACGCATTGGCCTAGCTTTCTTTAATCTTAGATATATGAGATAAAATAAGGTTTTATTAGATATTCTGGGATTTGAGGTATAAGATGGCGCGTGAGGACGTTTGGATTGCGGAGAGTGTATATCGCATTTGTCGTAATGAACGAGACGCTATAGTGAACATGTTGAAGTTTGATGGTGTCAAAAGTATGGAGCACTATCGTGAACTGATGGGCATGTTAGCTGCTTTCGACCATGTGGAACAGGAACTCAAGAGCCTGCTAAATAAACAGGAGCAAATTGATGAGTGAATCATCTGCAAATTTAGAAAAAATTTATACAGAACCGAAAAAAAAGATCTTAGACCCTGATTTAATTGATAAATCTCTTCTTGAAAGAATGCCCGCTCCAACCGGATGGCGCATCTTAATTTTACCTTATCGTGGCACTGGCAAAACTGAAGGCGGTATTTTGTTGTCAGACAACACCGTAGAACAGCAGCAAGTGTCTACTCAGGTTGGATACGTCCTGAAAGTAGGAGCCCTTGCTTACCAAGATCAGGACAAATTTCCTGACGGACCGTGGTGCAAAGAAAAAGATTGGGTCATGTTTGCTCGGTATTCGGGATCACGTTTCAACATCGATGGTGGTGAGGTTCGTATTTTGAATGACGACGAAATATTGGCAACAATTTTGGCCCCTGAAGACGTTTTACACTTTTAAAGGATAGATAAGATGGCGCAAGAGCAAGAAATTGAACAAGAAGGCGTTGGCATTAAAACAGAAGAGGTTGAGGTCGAAGTCCCAGAAGATTTAGAAGATCAATCTATAGAAGTTGAAGAGGTAGAGTCAGACAACTTTACAAAAGCAGAAAGTGCGACGCAAAAACGAATTGATAAGTTGACGAAAAAAATGCGTACAGCAGAGCGGGAGAGAGAAGCCGCTTTGAAATATGCACAACAGGTTCAACAAGAATCGAACGACCTGAAGTCTCGTTTGGGGAATCTAGATCAAAATTATATCAATGAGTTTTCTAATCGCGTCGAAACTCAAATGACTACCGCAGAACAAAGCCTCGCTCGTGCGATTGAAATGGGAGACACAAACGGTGTCATCGAAGCACAGCGAGCGATTACTCAATTAGCTATTGAAAATGACCGTGCTAAACAGGCAAAACTGCAATCAGATCGCTACGCACAGCAGCTCTCCGCGCAACAGCAAGTCGAAGTACAGCAGCCAATGCCTCAACAAACTCGCCGGCCGGATCCAAAAGCAGAAGACTGGGCAGAACGTAATGAGTGGTTTGGGACTGATGAAACCATGACGTATGCGGCTTTTGGTATACATAAAAAATTAGTAGAATCAGAAGGGTTTGACCCGCAGTCTGATGATTACTATACTGAGTTAGATGCCCGAATTAAGGAGGAGTTTCCTCACAAATTTCGGAATCAACAAACGGGTGAAGCACGTCGTCCCGCTCAGACGGTAGCTTCAGCGACCCGCGGAACAACTGGGCGCAATAGTAGAAAGGTTCGCCTCTCCAAGAGCCAGCTAACGATAGCGAAGAAACTAGGAGTGCCACCAGAAGAATACGCAAAATACGTCAAGGAGTAAGAGATGACTGAACCAAAAGATACGTCAACGAGGACTCCTCGCGCTAATAGTACCCGGGAGAAAACGGCACAGCGTAAGCCGTGGGCTCCACCATCAATGTTAGAAGCACCACCTGCGCCAGACGGTTACAAGCACCGTTGGATCAGGGCAGAAGTTCGTGGTTTTGATGATCGTAAAAACATCAGTGCAAAGTTACGAGAAGGTTGGGAGTTAGTCCGTGCAGACGAATATCCTGATTTTGAAGCCCCGGTTATTGATTCAGGTAAATATGAGGGTGTTTTTGGTGTAGGTGGTTTACTACTCGCACGAATACCAGAAGAAACAGTTGCAGAGCGTACTTATTATTTTGAGAGCAAAAACGCCGATCAAATGACTGCTGTCGATCAGGACATGATGCGAGAAAATCAACATTCGACGATGAAGATTACTAATCCAGATCGTCAACAACGTGTAACCTTTGGTGGGCCTCGTAAGTGAGACTCGATAATTAAATAAAGGAGAGGAAGATGGCAAATCAACTCACAGGTGGGTTTGGTCTTCGTCCGATTGGTAAAGTAGGTGGCAACGTTAATAATAACGGAACCACGCAGTACGAAATTGCCAGCAATTACACCACTGCTATTTATAATGGCGGGATTGTTGTGCCTGCGTCGTCAGGAACAATTATTATCTCAGACCAAGCAATAGCGCCACTGGGTGTTCTAGCGGGAGTTGAGTACGTTGACTCTGGTACCAAAAAGACGACTTTTGTTAACTATTGGCCTGGATCTAACAACGTAAGCGTTGACACTAATTTCCCAGTTAAAGCGTTTGTGTATGATGATCCAATGCAACTATTCGTAGTCGTTGCAGACGGCACGAACACAGATCGGGCTACGGCTCGTGCTGATATTTTCTCTAACTGTGATATGGCTAGTGTAAATAACGGCAGCACCAACACTGGAAAATCAAGCGATATGCTCGACATAAGTTCAGCCGCTACAACTAACACGCTAGACGTGCGTATTGTAGGGTTGTATGAAGATGCAGCTAACGTAGATTATTCCGCAGTTGGACATCAATACATCGTTCGTCTCAACGGTCATTTCAACACAGGTATGCAAGCTGCTGTAGGCACGTTTGCAACTACCGGTATTTAAGGGGGCGGATAAATGGCTATTTCACGCGCACAACTCGCGAAAGAGTTAGAGCCGGGTTTGAACGCCCTTTTTGGGATGGAATATACCCGTTATGAAAACGAACATGCAGAAATCTACACGGAAGAAACGTCAGACAGAGCCTTCGAAGAAGAAGTTATGTTGGCAGGATTTGGCACAGCACCTACTAAACAAGAAGGTTCTGCCATTTCTTTCGATGACGCGCAGGAAACTTTCACTGCTCGTTACACGCATGAAACGATAGCGTTAGCTTTTTCAATTACAGAAGAAGCTATTGAAGACAACCTGTATGACCGGCTGGCTGCAAGGTACACTCGTGCATTGGCTCGTTCGATGGCGAATACAAAGCAGATCAAGGCGGCAGCAATTTTAAACAACGCTTTCAGCACTAGCTCACCAATAGGTGACGGTGCCGCGCTGTGTTCAACGTCTCACCCTTCAGTTTCAGGGAATCAACGTAACATTCTATCGGTTGCGTCGGACCTTAATGAAACTTCGCTGGAACAGTCGTTGATCGATATTGCAGGTCTGACGGATGAAAGAGGTTTGAAAATCGCAGTACGCGGTATGAAGCTGGTGATTCCAAAAGAGCTACAGTTTGTTGCAGAGCGAGTGATTAACTCAAATCTAAGGTCAGGCACCGCTGACAATGATGCAAACGCCATTAAGAATATGGGCATGCTTCCAGAGGGTGCAGTGGTTAACCATTATCTGACTGATACAGATGCGTTTTTCATTCTGACAGATGCACCAAATGGCTTTAAATACTTTAATCGCTCGCCGATTAAAACAGCTATGGAAGGTGACTTTGATACCGGCAATATGCGGTTTAAAGCTCGGGAGCGTTACAGCTTTGGGGTTTCAGACTGGAGAGCCGTGTTCGCTACACCGGGTGCAGCTTAAAGATCAGGGGCCTTTGGCCCCTTTCTTCTGACGGTTTAAAGACCGACACTAGCCAAGACAGGAGATTGACATGGCTAATTCAACATTCAGCGGTCCAGTCCGCTCAAAAGGTGGGTTCACCTCTATAAGTGAAAACTCTTCAACAGGTGCGATCAGCACTTTATCTAGTATCAGTGCTACGGGAGTTGCTTCGTTTGATGCCAACACTTTAGCGACTGAAGCTGGAACAGGTATCACCACAGGTTCTGGGACTATTTATCGTAGTTCAGTGCAACGTGTTGGTGGGATTATCACTACCCGTATTTTGATTGATCTGACAGGTCTGCGTTCAACGGGCTCTGGTGACATCATTGGTGTCGATGGCACAGCACTTGTTTGCCATATTGGTCAAATTACTGCGGCACAAAACGGAACAATTCTGACCGGAAGTATGGAGTGTTTTGAAGCTCCTGCTGGTGGCGATCCAGATATCAACATTCACTCCGCTACAGAAGGAACAGGTGTTGAGGATGGTGCTATTGCTGACCTGACAGAGACTTTATTAGTTAACGCAGGGGATGCAACACTGGGCAGTAAGGTGTTCTTTTCTGCGGTGCCAGCGGCAGATGAGTTTCTTTATCTGACAACAGGTGCTGCAACCGAGAATGATTACACAGCAGGCAAACTTTTCATTGAAATGATGGGTTATGCATAATTATAAGGAGCTTTAAATGGCTGGTTCAGATGTTAAAGCAAAACTTATAAGCGATGAAAACGCCTCAGACGATGATCGTTTAGTTACGGCTGCTCGACCTAACACGACCGCAACTTTAGCTAACACTACTTTTGCAGGTGGTGGAGCTAGAAACGTAATTGTGACTACCACAGGCACAGGCGATAACGCAAAAACCACGACCATCACGGGGACAGATGTTTTCGGTAACACCTTGACAGAAACTATTATCTCTACTGGTAGTGCCGAAGCGGTTGCTGGGACCAAACTGTTTTTAACAGTTACATCTGTGGTTTGTTCTGCACAATACGCGGCAAACATTAAAGTTGGGTCGGGAACTTTGTGTGCGGAAGCAGTCAATAGTTCTGCTCGATTACGTCTCAAAGGGATGTCCATAGTTTCTGGTGGAACCGCAGGGACCGTTGAATTTATCAATGGTACCCCAGAAGACGGAACGGTGCTGTTTAAATCACGGACAATAGGCACAGACAACACCACTACCGATAGAACTATCCCCGAAGAGGGGGTTTTGTTTGATAGTGGTATGTCAGTGAAATATACCGTTGGCACTATCGACATGATGACGTTTTTCCACGCCTAAGTATGGCTAAATCGAAAGGCAAAATGCCTGCCCGAAATAAACAAAATTTTCGGCCTACAAGTAAAGGCGCAGGCATGACTGCTGCCGGGGTTGCCGCCTATCGGCGGAAAAATCCTGGCAGCAAGTTGCAAACTGCCGTAACCAAAAAGAAAAATTTAACAGAAAAAGAAAAAGCGCGGCGTAAATCGTTCTGCGCTCGTTCTGCTGGTCAAATGAAAAAATTTCCCAAAGCGGCGAAAAACCCAAACAGTAGACTTCGCCAAGCTCGAAAAAGATGGAGATGTTGATGTGAAAGCAGAGGATGTATTGATAAAACTAGAGCAGCATGAGGCTGAATGTAATTTAAGATATGCTCGGATAGAGGAGCGATTGGAAGAACAAAAGATTACTTTAGCTAAGCTGGATTTACGCCTATGGGGCTTAGCGGTATTGATTGTTGCGGCAGCGGTTGCTGAACAGTTAATTTAATGACGATTCGCCGCAGTAGCATGAGTAAACAGATTGCAAACCCTCCGCAAAAGAAAAAGTGGAGTGCAAAGAGAAAGCGGTCAGTCAACTGTGACAGACCAAAGGGATTTTCAGAAAAAGCGTATTGCGCTGGGAGAAAGAAACGTGGCAAAAAAAGCTAAAAGTGGCGGAAAAATTTGTCCCGAAGGGAAGGCTTGGGCTAAACGAACTTTTGATACATACCCTTCAGCTTATGCAAACCTTGCTGCATCAAAATATTGCAAAGATCCCAACTATGCGAAAAAAGCTAAGGGTGGTAAAAGGAAGGG